CCTTCGCGCAGGACGCGGTACAGCTTGCCGACGCCGCTCATGCGTCCTCCGTTGGCGGCTCACCAGTGCCGCTCGCGAACATGTGGCCGCAGTGCCCGCAGAGCTGCTTCCACGCGCGGCCGAAGCCGCGAATCAGCTCGCGCTTCCGCCGTTCGCACTTCGGGCAGGCCGCGTTCGACGGCATCTGCTCCTCGGTGACTTCTTCGCCGCGCTCGTCCAGGAGCAGCGTCACGCCGCCACCTCGTGCGCCTGGCGGAGCGCTTCCTCGAGCACGACGCGCGGGAAGCACTCCAGGGCCGTACGCCGCGACGCGTTCAGCACCTCGACGCCAGCGGCGCGCAGCGGAACGACCAGCGTGGCGAACCGCTTGCGCCAGAGTTCGAACGAGTACGCACGCCGGCCGGCGTAGTCCGCTGGACGCGCGAAGTTGACCTTACCGTCCTCGGCCGCGCAGCAGTCGTAGCCCAGCAGCACAATCCGACGGGCACCCAGGTGGACGGCCACGTTGATGGCCGAATACCCGGAGTTGTTGCCGTGCCGCACGCCGGTCGGCTCGAGTTCGAGGCCTTCGGCGCCCGTCATGGCGATGATCGGCCAGGGCGCCGACGCCGGCTCGGCCGAGAAGATGCGCCCGCCGAACTTGCGCGGGTCGACACCACTCACCTGCTGCAGGTCGCGGGTGTGGTAACTCCACAGCACGTCGGCCCAGGGCGCCAGCCGAAAGCTGGTGTTCATGGCCATGACGCGCGCGCGGCCGCGCGCGGCGTTCACGTCCTGCAGGTCGAGGCTCGGGCCATCGCCCAGCAGCACCATCGTGCAGCCAGGCCACAGACGCGGCACGGCGTAGCGCTCGCTCATGGGCTCGCCGGCGGCGCGCTCGGCTCCTTGCGCACGTCGAAGTTGCACGCGATGTACACACGCTCGGCATCGTCGCGCTTCATCTCGAACGGCGACTGCTTCGGATGCACGATCAGGTAGCGCGTGCTGCTCAGGGTCGTGGCCTGGACCTCAGCCAGCGCCCGATACGCGGTCTCCGCTGCCGCGCGCGGCCCGGCGTAGTCCTGCGGCGCGCCGCGGAACACCACCTGCACCGACGGGTTCTCGAACTGCACGCCCGCCACGCCGAAGCCCAGCTCGGCCCGCTCGCCGCCGTACTCGTACACGGCGCCGCAGGCGTCCGGCTTGTCCGGCATGTAGCCCAGGAACAGGCTCGTGCCGACGGTGCCCAGGCTCTCCGTGGCCAGCAGCGCGCCGATCTCGTTCAACGTGCCCATCAGAGGCAGTCCGCGAGCTTGAACTCGGAGTAGACCTCGGCGGCCATGTCGGCTTCCTGCATCACCGACTCGAGGAACTTGGCCCGACGCTGCCCGCGGTGCTTCGCCTGCAGATCCTCGTGCACGCGCACGGCGTACGGCACGCTCGAGCTGCCGTAGCTGATCTTGATCGAAATGGTGTTGTCGACCGAACCGGCACGGACGCTGACGCGGCCAGAGTCGTGCAGGTCGCCGCTCTTGTACGGGACGCGCTCCTGCGACAGCAGCAGCTTGCGCTTCGCCACGTTCACGGCCGCTTCGCGCAGGTTGGCCCTCACCTTCGGTGCGATGCGCTTCAGGTTCTCCAGCAAGTCGCCGCCGACATTCTCCGCACTCACTTGAGCCACACGACAGTGATGGGCTCAAGAGGACCCGTGTGCACGATAGCTCCAACGTTTTCGACGATCGGACCCGTGTAGCCGCTTGGCAATGTGATGCGGTCGCGGGGGTCGATGGGTTCGCGCCGGCCACTGGCGCCGTTGTGCGTGATCGGATACAGGAACGAGATGCAGGCCCGGGTGGTGATGACCGAACCATCTGTGCGCCGGATCTGGTTCGTGCCTTCCTGCACCAGAGCCGACAGAGTCACTGGGTCGTCGAACGTCGCCTTCCCGTAGTCGTCCTGCCCGATCCACGCCTCATGGCTCACGTCGACCTGTAGGCCGAGCGAAACGGTTGCCTGGTTAGCGGCGGCAACCGCTCCCGTGAGCCATGCGGCGGGGCTGGACATCAGGACTCAGCGGACCACGCCGTCGAAGCGGACGTAACCCGTAGCGGCACTGTCGCCGGCAGCGGCCGTGGCCACGCCGACAAGGTGATCGCCCGTGTCCGAGATGACCGACTTCGTCATCTTGCCGGCCGACGCGTCCCAGTAGATGGGAACGCCCTCGGTCCAAGCGGTGCCGCCACCCGTGACCTTCGGACACAGGAACGTGCCCGTGATGGCGCCGGAGAACTGGACACCGGTCGCCGCCGTGAACGCCGGGACCACGACGATGCTGCCGACCGTGACCGGCGTGCCGGACACGACGCCGGGCGACGGGGCGGTCAGCGGAAGGACTTCGCCGGGCTGGACGTACTTGTTCATCGGGTCCTCCTAGCGGACCGCGCCGTCGAGGCGCACGACACCGGGATTCGGGTTGTCGGACGTGACCACAACCGTCTCGGTGGCCGGCGATCCGGGGATTTGCGTATATGTGCCGGTCACGCCGCTGAGGGCGGTGATGGCGGCGGCGATGTTGGTCGCCGTCGTGGCGTTGTCCGTCTCGGCGTCGAAGTCGATGCCTTCGGTCAGGATGTAGACCAGCGGGTCTCCGGAAGCGCGCGCGACCGTGATGGTGATCGTGATGTCCGCGAGCGTCGAGTAATCGCCCACCGTCAGCGTCGCGTCGGTGATCGTCAGGCCAGCCGGCGAACCGGTGGCGCTGGTGGCCAACGTGATGGCAGCCGCGACGGCCTTGGCCGCCACGCCGACGAGAACGTTCGCCGGGCTGCTGCCCTGCGTCTCGGTGAACTTGTGCGCGGTGTCGTCCCAGTAGACCTTCTGGAGTTCGTCCCACGCCTCGATTGCTACCTTGGTGCCGTTGTAGACGCCGACCACCTCGCCCTCGAACGGCAACGTCTGGGCGACGTCTTCGGCCGCGATGACGAGCAGGCTGCCGATCAGGTACGGCAGGCCGCTGACGACACCGCCCGTTGGGGCGGTGAACGTCAGCACCTCGCCGGGCTGGCTGAAGTTGTTCATGTGATTACCTTGCCTCCCTAGCCGGACGCCTTAGCTGGTCGCGTTCTTGTAGAGGGCGCGGAAGTCCGCGGCCTTGAACGCCACGTCGAGGCGGCAGCGGAAGCGCAGACCGTCCATCACGAAGCCTTCCTCCTGGCGCACGTCGGGGCCTTCGTTGCCGTCGAGCGTCACGAAGTACAGCGCCGGGGCCTGAGCCTGAGCAGCGGCCAGGTACCACGCCGTCGCGCTGTTCGCGTCCAGGCGCGGCTCGGACACGACCTGCAGCCGGCCGGCGAACGGGTTGACCACGCTCGACTGATTCGCCAGCAACGCCGTGCTGACAAACTGGTCGGCCAGCGTCTCGAGCGCCGCGGGAACGATCAGGCGCGTCGGGGACAGGTTCAACGGCGTCACGCCGTCGATGCCCTTCTGCAGGCGCATCGCCGTGCGGCCCGCACCGATGGACGCGACCGAGATCGCATCCGCCGAGCCCGACAGGTTGCCGTGCGTCGCGTGGAACAGGGCCACGGTGTCGCCCATCGTGGGGTTGCTCGTGATCTGCGCCCAGGCCAGGTCGGACTGCTTGTCCGCGGCCTTGCGACCGAACGCCGCCGGGACCTGAGCGAACGCGTTCAGGTCGTCGTTGATCAGCGCGGTACGCGTGATACCGAAGATCTTGCCGTAGGTCTTGAGCTGGACCGTCTCCTTGGCCTCGGCGATCGTGCCGCTGGTGAACTCGCCGTGCTCCAGGATCTCATCCAGGGCGGGAGCGTCACCGATCTGCAACATGCGCGACGGCTTGAAGTCCGTCAGGGACACGACCTGCGCCAGGTCGCGCCAGGTCTGCGGGGCCGCCTCGTACGCGGCGCGCAGCGTCTTGTTCGCCACGTCGGCCAGCAACGACGGGAAATCCGACGTGCTGTGCAGGCCGGCGCGCTGCAGCATGCGCTCGGCCAACTCGGACTTGCTCATGTTGGTCGTGCGCTGACCACGAGCGCGCAGGTAGACGCCCCCGATGTCCATGATCGAAAGCCCGCGATACTGCTTGCCGACGTCGCTCAGCTTGAAGTACTCGGGCGCCAGGCGGTGCAGGAGCGCGTTCTCGATGCCGGCGCGCTCGTGCACGGTCGGATCGCTCTCGACCGACACGCCGCTGACGCCGGACGGGCCACGGCGGGGACCGTCGTTGTCCGCGGTGCGCGTCTGCATCTCGGCGAACACGCGCGCCTGAGCGTCGACGAGCGAGACGCCGTCCGAGATCAGCTTGTCCGCGAAGGCCGAGGGCATCTTGCCCGCGCGGCAGGCGTTGATGATGCCCTGCACACGCGCACGCTCCACCGCCGCGCCGCGCTGGCCCTCGGTGGGCTCTTCGACCTCGGTGGCCACGGCGGGCTTCGGCTGCGCGATCGCTTCCGGCTGCTCCACCACGTAATCGGAACGGGTCTCGGGATCCATGTTCGACTCCTTCTTAGGCTCGGCCTGTGTGACGGCCGGGCCCGCCGACGGCGCTTCGGCGCGCGTGACGATCCGGCACTGGTTGGTGTTCTTGGGTCGCTCGCCGCGCGCGTGTGCGCCAGCGTCGGCCGGGACAGGAACCATGGACACCTCCATGGGCTCCCAGTCGGTCGCGAGCCGCACGGGCAACTTGTTGCCCTTCGGCTGCGTTTCCTCGTACGTATAGATGCGATAGCCGACGCTCACGAAACGGATCAGTCCGTCCTGCACGTCGCGCCAGACGCCGTCGACTTCCGGGCGCTTCGAGAACCGCACGCGGACGCGGCCCTCGGACTTCGTCATGGTGGCGGTGCCGGGAACACAGGCGCCAAGCATCTCCATGACGGAATAGGCTGAGTGACTGTCGAGCAGCGGAGCGCCGTTGTTCAAGCGCTCCAATCGGATGTGCTGCGGATCGAGGCTCAGGCGCTCGACGTATCGATCGCCGGTCCACCAATCGCAGCGCTCGACGTCTGCGCCGGTCGTCCAGATCAGATCGACCTCGCGCCGCTGCTCGTCCAGGGTCGCGGGCACCGAGATCTCGGCGCGCATGGACAGCGCCGGCATCTCGACCATCATCGATCCGTCTGCGCCCTTGACCGGAACGGCTGGAGCGGCCGCGGATCGCGTGAGCGTCAGATTCTTTTCGTAGGACCGAGGTCGCTTCGCCACGTTAGAAGTGTGGCCGCTTGGTCGATTGCTTTTAAGTGGTCATTCTGACCACGTACCCGAGCCTCGGATTACTCCGCGTGCGGCTCGTGCGTACAGCGCAGGCCTCCAGGGGTCGGGTTTTTCAGCCAGCCCTTTTGGTAAAGCGCCTCCAAGTGGTGCTGCAGCGCGAACAGATTGATGCCGAGCCTGCGTGCGATAGAGCGCTGGCTCGGCGGCTCGCCAAGCGCAACGGTCACGCGCACGATCAGGCGCAGCACCTCGCGCTGCTTCACAGTCAACGGTGCTACGACTCGGGCCCCGTAGTGGCTCAAGCCGCCTCCATGACTCCAATCGCAGCGTCGCGGCCCTTCAGCCAGCAGTGACGGCAGGCGCAGCCGTCAGGCGCAGCCAACGCTCGAGCTGCGGCCGGCGTCACAGCCTCGAGCGCCGCCTCCGCGCCCTGGGTCCATTCGAGGATGCGACAGAGGTCGCGGGGCCGGGGAACGTCGTCCAACGCCACTCGTTTACCGCGTGGCACCGATGTCGGCTCGGCTGGCAGGCCCTCCGGCTCGCGGTTGTCCAGGGGCTCGTCGCCCTCCGGCTTCGATAGCGTGCTCGCGTTGAGCATGCGGTGACGGCGGCTCATGCTGCCTCCTGTGCTGCAAGTGATTCGTACAGCCTTGCCAGGCGATAGGCGAAGCGCGTGGCCTCGCGCGTCTTGAATCTTCGCCATTTCACGCAGCCGCGGCGTTCCAGCGTCACGAGATGGCCATCGCGCATCTGCAACTTTCCAGCAGCATCGCGCGCGAACTCACGGACTACGCCTCGTCGACCGTCGGCGTAGTAGCAATGCGGCACCGGTTTGCCGTCCAGCATGACCATCAGCAGCGCCGTCCGCTTTCGATCGCGCGACCTGCGCGCGTCGAGCGTCATGCTGCCTCCTCTGTGACAGCGTCGGTGTTCGGATCTGCTACCGGCGGCGTGGTCGACACCGGTGCCGGAGCATCTTCCGGAATGTCCGGGCTCGGGATCACGGTGCCGCCGGGGCGCGCCTGCGTCAGACCTGCCTGCGACGTCTTCCGTGGATCGCAGTCGAGCACAAGGCCGAGCTTGTCGGCCCGCTCAAAGTCGTCCCGGATTTCGTTCAGCACTTCCTCGGGGTCATAGCCCGATTCGCGGATGACCTCGGACAGCGACTTTTGCCCGGAGCGCACCGCCTGCATATTCGCGCGGATCTCAACGTCCGGGTTGACCATGGGCAACGGTGGCGCCGTCCACGTGGCACGCGGCCCGGTGTAGAAACCAGCGTCGTCGATCACGCCCGGAAGCTTGTTGTCGACCTGCGCGGCCTCCATTGCCCAGCGCCAGACGGGGTCGCAGAACTGCGGGATCAGCACGCGCCAGCGCCAGCGCTCGACGCGCTGCAGGTGCCGCAGGCGGCTCATCCGCGCCGCGCTGAATGGCATCGCCTGATAGTCTCCGGTCAGGTCCTCGTACGTCACGCCCAAGCCCGTGGCGATCTCGCGCAGCGTCGCAGCGCTGTAGTCGCCGTGCTCGCGCACTGTCGGCGGCTGCACTGTCTGGATCGTCCGACCTGGCGGCACGTTCTGGATCAGTCCCGGCTCGAGCAGATCCCAGTTGCCGCCGTCGCCGCCCGTCACCGCCGTGCCCATCGGCGCCGAGCTTCCATCCACGTCGGTCACGAACACAGCCAAGCACGCGGCGATCTTCTGCTTCATCAGCGTGGCGTCGGCGTACTCGTCGTAGTCCTTGAAACGCAGCAGAACTGGCGCGAACCATGTCACGCCGCGCACCTGTCCGGGCCGCATCTGACGGAACACGTGCAGCACGCTCTCGGCCGGAACGAAGTACGAGGCCGCGGCGTTGCCCGGCATGTTGGATCCAGGGTGATCCTTGAACAGCCAATAGCCGCGTCGCCGGCCGAGCACGTCGTACTCGACGCCCTCGATGATCCGCCCACCGCCCTCGGTGCGCAGGTTGTCCTTTTGTGTGTCCAGGTAGTCCGGCTCGAGCACCTGCAGTTGGATCGGGAGCGCCAGGCCGTCGGTCGACTTCCGTAGCCGGCGGCGGATCAGGCACTCGCCCGACTCGGCCACGGTGCGCATCACCAGGTCCTGCAGACCGTAGTAGTCCGCGCGCCCGTCGGAGTCACAGTCCGTCGTTTCGGCCCAGGCCTTCCACAGATCGGCCGCCTTGGCGTTGGCCGTTGACGGCTTGGCCACGATGCCGGTTCCGACCGCATGCGCCGAGATCG